TTTTCTTTGAATCGAAGCGTTGTATTCGCATCCGTAGAGATGATAGTAATACCAATGATATGATAACATTACAGAATTATAATAATCCGCCTGTGTTCGCGGCTGCTGTTTCTCTATGATCCAGAGACGCGAAATATCGGTTTCCGTAGGTAACATATTAACCGTATATGTTACATGATCTGATGTGATGGTACTCTGGATATGAGGCATGAATATTTAATATTTAAAATTGTGTTCATTTTAAATATTATTATTTTATATATGTCCACAGGATTAGTCGGTGCGCTGCAAGAAGCTTCTAAATCTTCTTACGATTGGCATAGAACTAAAGCATTTGCCAATATTGGTCAAGCCGGCATAGCTAAACGGGATCTCTGGCTCAACGAAGTTAGAAAGATTTATCAGACCCGCAAGGTTCCCTGGCGTGAGGCTCTGGCTATTGCGTCATCTAACCGTGTATCAAGCAAGCCCTCGTATCAAAGTGTAAAAAAGCGTGTTATTGCTTCCTATACGGGTCGGAAGGCAGCCAATGTTAAATGTACGGGTATTGTGTGTCCCGGACAATATGATCGTGAAGCATCGACCACTTATCGTCCACAAGGTCATAAAAACCGTCGGGTATTGACTCAGGCGGCGGCTATGACGTTGCTGAAAAAATATTACAGCAAGCGTGGAGCTTTAACCAATAAGCTGATCGAAGCGCAAAAAGCCATGAAAACCGATATTTCCAAAAAGCGCGCTCGTGCCCTCGAGCCCTGTCCTGTTAAAGAAGTTGTCGATCGCAATGGAGTGACAAGGCGTATCGCGGTTAAGACACCCGAGTGCGCCGATAACTGGCTTTACAGGAATGGAAATAAGTACGACATGAAGGGTGTGAATAACGGATCCGGCGCGTTATACAATGAACCTCTGACAGTCTACAGAAAATCAAGATATTAAAAAAGCTTTTTTATTTTCGTATGTTTATATAGATGGCTGAAATAGGCTTATACGCACTTACATCATTATTAGGGGCTGGATTTCTTTTAAACAAGAGTAAACAGGCGAGACCTTTTAAGACAGGTGGAGGACTCGAACATAACGATAAAACCGTAGGCACCGATATCTACAATTCAAGAGACTATTTTAAAGTAAAACAAGAGGAGTTCGATCGCGCCGACAGAAACTGGCAAGACGCGAAGTCCCCGAAGATGACCGGCGTCATCCCTATGTATTATAATACTCTACAGGTTAAAGAAGATTACGAAAAGATCCCCAACGCCAATTATGACGGCAATCGGATCTATGGCGTACTGAAATACCTTGATAACGCCACCCAGGCTAAAATCAAAGCCAGTAGCATCCACGATCGTGGACGCGCTGCGCCAACGGAGTGGGGTATTGTCATGGATCAACCCGCCCCGTCCTCCTTACAAGAGGGTGGTAGTCCTTACGAGACCATTGGCGCCATTCTCCCTGATCAACAGGATTTCACCCACAACAACATGGTTCCCTTTTACCGCAGCACGATAAAGCAAGACACTCGCAGTGAAAATCAGGGCAAAGACAGCAAGCTCGAGATATTCACGGGTCAGTTTAAACTCAACAAAGCTAACAAGGAAGAAATCGCACCGATGTTTAAACCCATGCCTGAAAACATTCATGGCACTCAAATATACCGTGATTTAAGCCGTTACAATCCGAATAATACCGGCAAGAAGCACAATGAGTCGCCCATTGACCAGATTCAGGTCGGTCCTGGTCTCGGACAGGGCTTTACCAATCTTCCCAGCGGTGGTCGCCACGAAACCCTTCGTATCATGCCTAAGGGCATCGAGGATCTGCGTGTGGATCCTGTGACCGAAGCAGAGGGCAGAACGAAGAGTGGTGGGTCGCAAATTTCCAAGCGTGCGCTAATTAGCCAGCTGTACCGCAACCGCCCTGAGCTGTTAGTGACTAACCACAAGGGCGAGCGCAACTTTACTACGACCGGTGCCAGCATTGCCCCGATGTCACAGCCTACGATTATCCTCCGTGATACCCAGCGTAAAACCTCCAAGGCTATTCAGGGTTCCGCTAAGGCTGCCGAAGTTTCTGCCCACCGGGTATCACCGAAAAGCAAGGTATCCACGAAGATCAACCACAATGGTACGCCATTCCGTAACGTGTCTGCTCAGGAGCAGATGGTTAACGATTACGGACGCGAAGGCTACGTGGCTTACAACAACAACCGTATGTCTGCCTTTAAGAAAGGCGGTAACGGGCAACAGAGCGGCGATGAGTGGGTGTTCGGTGGCACTCAAACTATTATGCAGTTAATTGGCTTAGCTGGCGCTGCTCAGCCCACGGTTAAGCTCCAGGATGACGTTCGTAAAACTCGCAAACAGCATTACATTCACAACGAGCGTAGCCAGACCGGTAACAGTAACGGCGCGGCACAGCCGGCTAAGGGTCCGAGCTATAACCCTGCCGAGTGGGTGGCGAAGAAGACGATTAAAGAGACAACGGAGAACAACAACCATGTTGGTATTGCGGAGGGTCCGGTTAAGAAGCGTATTGTGTGGGAGGGTCAGAAGGCTAAGAACACGAGTCGCCAGTTCTTATCGGATAACTCTTACACTGGTGTGGCAAACGCTGGTGATAAGAAGATGATTTCATATGTGTCGTCCTACAACGCTCGTACGAACACTAACAAAGAGGTTGTATCCAAGGGACGTGCGCCTACGGATCGCGGACCTAACCTGGGTCCGCAAACCGTTAACATGGAGTCGAAGAAGCTGGACGATGACCGTGTTAACATGTATCCCGCGATGAAGACCAGTACCGCTGGCAACGTGTTTAATCCTGAAGCGATTAGTTCCTGTACCGTAACCAGCGATAAGAATCACCTACCTGAGCACGATACACGGTTAGATGTCGGTATTCTGGACGCGTTTAAGCGCAACCCCTTAACGCAGAGTCTGGCAAGTTGGTTTTAAATTAATCCAGTTGCCGGTGGATCGGCTCAGCCAAATATAGTTTAATATTTAACTTTAACTTTAACTTTAACTCCTCTTCAAGTATCGTTCGTGACCGATTGTATTCTTTTGCCGTTAGTCCCCCGACGATTTTTACCAGATATTCCGAGTCCTCATCCACCTCCCCGGAGGAATATGGTACCAGATAAGACTGACCGGTTGTGTCGCGTATAGTGACATACCCGTATCTCTCTGGTACCGTAGCCAAAGTACGAAACATCAATCGAAGCATTATTAAATCCTGCACTCCTGATAATTTATATAGATTTGTCTTTAAACCAAGTTATGGCAAGGCGGTAGCATACTCTTAGCCGAAGGATACAACATAACATGAAAATTGCGGCTGTAACTGCGTGTCAGTTGCTGATTCACTACCGACTCCATCGTATCGATAGACTGATTATAGTCTTCAGCGGGCAGATCGCAAATGATATTGTTCAGAATCACATCAATATCATCAACATACGACTTACACGTGTACGGTACCAGATACGTCCGACCAGAAAAGTCAATAATCGTTGCGAACCCATACCGAACAGGACCGTCGGGAAGGTCAACCATGCCACAATAAGCCATGGTGCGGCGCGGAATAGCCACTGCGGGCATGAGAACGGACTTAAAAAGCAGGCGAAGGGTGTTCATATCTGGTTTTGTACTTTTTAAAAGTAAATCAATTTTGGGGGGAGGTGCCCTCCCCCTTAACCCCCTTGCTTATGTGCTTTGGATTTTCGCGATTCATCATACACATCCATGTTTCTATCGCCCATGGATCAGTATCGTCGGTTAGTGACCACTCATCTACTTTCGCATAATAGCAGCCGAAGTCTTCATCTTTGTATATAAGAAAAGCATTTTTCTCAACCCAATCTTTCGGACCATTTCCAGCGATATATATACGGTTACTCTTAATATTAAAATACTTACATAACGTGTAATATACGTCAAGCTTGAAAAGAGACATTTTTCCAACCTTTCCTATGTAGGAACCATTTAAATTACGAATATACTCATTTATCATTGTGCTTTTAAAAACGCCGTTTTTTATATCATGTAACAATTTTTCCAGCGTTGGACTTATGGCTGTCCAACGTCGGGCATGTATGAAAACTTCTGGAAAAAAAGTTAGTATAGATGTAGTGTCAATCCCTCCGATAACATGCCGATAACAAAATCTCTTTTCAAGTTTTCTGGCTTTGTATATGCCTTCAAATTCACACATTGGGTGACTACAACCTTGGACAGACATTGAATTTGAACTCGAATGAGTGCGTTGTTAGCTTGTAACATATCAATTTTGGGGGGGGAGGCGCCCTCCCCCTTGCCTAATTGACCTCCCCCAAAGCAAATAAGCAAGGGGTTAAGGGGGACCTGCGCTCCCCCCTTAACGGAAAAAGTCATTACCGTAGTCTTCGCTAATGACGCCCAAATATATGAGAGCGTTGCGTGAAGCCATCTGTTCCGCGTCGGTTTTCTTCCGATCCCTGCCAGTACCGATAAGGAAACCGCACCGGTCGTGGACACCAATGGTATGCCAGCGTTGGTTGGTTTTGCCTTCTTCTTTGATTACTTTCCAAGTAGGGAACATGTCGTGCTTCTTTTGAAAGTATGTCTGGAGCTGATCCTTGTAGTTGTCGTCAAACACGATGAGCTTTACAATGTCAATATACTTCTCGTAAGAGTTCATGATGAACTTCTGGCAATACAAATATCCATTTGATCTCGTTGACAAAACCTCATCGGAAACCCTACGTACAGTTTTCGATAGCTTCATATAGGCAGTTAGCTGATCGGATGTTACCGTGGACAATGTTGTTAATTGCGTCTCCATTGCTTCTATCTCTTTAGTTAATGCTTCGTACTCACGAGATTTTTTAAACCATTCGGAAGATAGAGGATCACTGCCGTTGTCGAGATATATAGCCGCAATAAATGACTCGAACAGGTCTTCCAGAATACGGAGATTCTCACGACCCCCCTCGGAATCAACGTGCTGCGAAATAATCACCCAGTTACCAAAACCTAATCTCTTAGCTAACTGACCGAGCGATGTACCACGCACCATCTTAGTTCTGGTTTTTGTCAAAAAACCCTCGTTCTCGCTGGGGAAGCGCTCATACAGATAAGAACCCACAACTGCGTTTAATATAGTGTCGCCCAGAAACTCATAGGTTTCGTTACATGCCTCCTGGAGAGGTACGCATTTCTTGTCAACTTCTTCGTTGTAGTTATTCTTTAAGTACGACCGGTGAACGAAAGCCTTCCGATAAACATCGATGTTATTAACTTTAAGGTCGAGACCATTGTTCCGTAAGATGGTCTCGACGTCCTCTACAGTAATTAGCCGATTACTCGGATTTTGACGCTTAATCAGCTGTTTGGTTGCCATTTGATACTTTCTAAATATTCATTTTTAATTGTCTTTAAAAATGAAATGTTAAATCTGTTTTAAAATTTAATGTCAGCTGTCTCTTACAAACGACGCAAGTTGGCTAACGGAAACCCCGGTGAGTGCGAGTGCGAAGATGAAGTGAAAATCGTAATTCAGCAGTTGATTACGTGTATACAAACATCCATGCTTCAGATAACGGAACAAGCATCGTTTACTGCTGTGCGTTTGAATCATATTGATGCGCACCTTAATCGCCTCGACACCCAGATGAGCAAACTTACCAAAGAAATTTCAGATTTACAGATCCATGCGCTATATGGGATGGGTAGGACGGAAGCGGAATCGGCACCGTATACACATTTTTAAGTGGGGAACCCAGGTTCCCCATAACCCCTCCCTCCTTAAGCCGCTAATTTAGCGGATGTTAACAAAGCAAGAGATTTAACGGTAGATAATAATATGCTCCACCGGGTTGGATTTTTATATGTCTCCAGATTCCACCAATTACGTTTGGCTTGTGATAAAAAACCCCACATAACACCGCAGATTCCCAGGAAACTATACTGAGGCAACAGTGCCGTTAACTCTTGCTTTATCTTAACCGTTTCTGGGTCGGTTTGCCGCCAGAATTTGGCGCAACTTTGTATGTAAAGCATGTATCCCTTGTTCATTATATATATTACAATTTAAATAAATAGGAGGGGCTATAGGGAACCTGGGTTCCCCACACGGTAAACGCTCAATACACGGGCACTCGGATCCTTAACTGGTGCGCCCGTAGAGTCATAACTCCAGCGCGGTAGCCAATAGTAGGGGACTACATGCGAACATCCAGGGTAATACTGATTAAAGAGTTCCCGGTACCATTCACGCTCCGTGTCTACGCCGGGAACCGGTTCTTCACGATTAAACGGATGGGACAAGATGGTCTCGTTACTCTTGCGTAGTTGAAAGATATGTGACTGGATAATCTGAAACCAACTGGCGCCTTCATCGCGGTTCGACACACCATCCGACATAGCCTCTTTCACACGCCAAATAATAGACTCTGGGAGCAGATTCATACCTGAGAAGCTCTTACGGAGAATATATTTCTCCATACCGCCGGTGCCATCGGCGTTCCTTGGACGCATCTTGAACGTCGGATGTACGTTTATCATGTAATACTTCAAAAAAGTCTGATCAAGAAACGGCACACGAATCTCCAGCGAATGCCCTGCCGTAGCTTTATCACCGCGCAAACAATCGAAATAACGCAAATCATCCAACAATCGAAAGGTTTCCCGGCGGAACTCTTCGTGCGACGGAGCATTGTAAAAATACATATACGACCCTGATGCCTCGTCCGGTCCCTCACCTGAGAGCAGCACAACAATGTCCGGATGCTCGGCACGAATATATTTTGACAAGGCATACATGAATGTACTCGCCCGGACCGACGTGATATCATACGACTCAATCTGCCGAATTACCTCCGGTAGCAGACTAAGCATATATTCCTGGGTAACCACGTGCTCGTGATGGACCGAACCGATATGTTGCGCTACCGATCGCGCCGCCAGCAAATCTGGCGCATCCTTGAAACCAATACTAAAGGTATGAATCGGACCCTCCTTCCGCATAATATCCTGCGCCAATGCCGCTACGAGACTACTGTCCAAACCACCCGATAAAAACGCTCCCACTGCCGGCAATCCCGTAGGTGTTTTACGATCACACATTAATCGCTTTTGAACCGCCTCCCGTAGAAATATGCGAATGTGCTCGGCATGAATATCTTCGATCGTTTCCGTGTCAGTATCGTCCACGGGAAGATAAATAGGATCAAACAATGACTTATACGCATGGAGCGTCATGTCTCCCATTAGCATGTCAAATACTCCATAATGGCGATTAGGAAACTGGTCAATCGGCTTGCTCTTACCAGGCTTGAGTTCCGTAAGGTCGGTCAGTCCCTTTAGCTCACTACACACGGCAAACTTACCAGGCTCCTTTAGAAAATAGAGAGCACGGATACCAATATGGTCGCGCCCGACGAAAATCTTGTTCATCCGCAAGTCAACAATACAGAAGGCGAACTCCCCGTCGAGACAGTTAATGGTCTTCTCAATACCCATTTTCAGATACATCTGTAAAATAATCTCGCAATCGCTGGTGCTTTTCGGATACTCCTCTGGAGTGAGGAGCGTATACTGAATGCTTTTATGATTGTAAATCTCTCCGTTAGCCAATAGGTATACTTTTTGATCATCTGACACAAACGGTTGGCTGGCAGCGGCGGTCATGCCATTGATAGCCAGTCGGTGGAAAACGAGATGAATCTTGCCCATGTGATTAATACTGATTTTACGTGTCTCGTCTGGTCCTCGGTGCTGGATACGATCAGCGCAATCCGGAGGTGAAGTCGACGCATCCGAGAACTGGTTGATATAGGCGAATATACCACACATTTTCTTTATGCGTAGAAGAACATCAATTTTAAATTTCAATGAAGTATTATATAATGTCTAAGTCAATGTCGACGCAGTCTGAGGAATTATGCATGTGGAAATACTCCAGACAGTCTTACGGTATAGTTATACATGACGCGCAACTGGCTCCCCTTCATCTTTTTTATTCACCTGGAACTAATAAACCTGAGATTCCACTGGCACAGTTAAAGGGATTAACCGGTGCTGGAACCGCATCGGTGTTTACGATGTACCTGGAGGACGATGATAGTATAAATAACATGGTACAGAAAGTCAGTTATGAGACGCGTTACCGTCCGGAGCATCTTTATTTTTGGATAGAGTTCCCCGACGGTTCCAGTTCTAACTTGAAATTTGACATGGTCTACAACGTTGACATACAGACGGCTAAGCGATTTCGGTACTCGCCAGTGCCGAGTCGCGAGTTCAAAGAAAAGCTGTCTTCCGAGGTAGAATGGCAGGAGCGTGTGACTATTCAAAACTTTGAACAGAGTTTTATTTCTTTGATGGAGTATCCCGATACTACAGATACCTTACCATCGCAAGTAAATATTATTCATTGCATTTCTTTGGAAACATACATTGCCTATCTGAATGTCAAAGAAGCCAGTACTATTAAGTACCAGGTGAAAACCTACTTCCCCGATATCCGACTCGGAGCGCCGATTATCTCTAACATCGTATCGGAATTGTCTAACGGAGAATCCGGTGAAGGGTTGGTTAAATACAATGCGGACGATGTTAACTTTAAAAAGTTCCAGTCAAGCATGTTAGCGAGAAATAATTCTATCCGTGCTATCCAGAGCCCGAATTTAAGCAGAGAGCTCGAGCAGTCTAAGGACATTTCTTTTTATAACTGCAATGTTCTGGAAGCTGTCGTTCATATGAACTACCGTGAACATAATGAGAACTTCGTTGACCTGGAGAAGGTATTCCATATGTTCCCTGTCTCAGCAGAGGTTCCTTTTTCAAGGTTGAAGTCGGAGAAAGATACCAACTACATAATCTACCGCGGATCCACGGATGAAAAGAGCCCGGACTTTATCAGCAAACGCACGGTACAGGACTGGATCGATCCGAAATTAACTCGGTTGTTGGACGTAACCGATATTTATGCCGTGTCTTCCTTAGCCTATAACCGTAATATCGGCAGAGGGCTAAGTTTTAAAATTTTAAATTATGGCGACACACCTGAGACCAAGCGGTACATGACGTTGAATATTTACAAGGACGGTAAGGTTGAGCTTAAGTGTTTCTGGGACGAGCAATACGGTACGGACGAGCGCAACCCCGGAGGTGATAGAAAATTAATCGTGGAGGCTGTAGCCAAAGTGCGCCGGTTCATAAAGGAACTGAATAATTTAAACTATTTCGTTGCCGGTTCCAGCAAAAAGAAGATCACGGTTCCAGATGCGGACCCGTTCGACCCTGAGGGCAGTACACGCATAGCCTTCTTTAACACAATTTCCGTATTTGATTTTAAAACGGAGTTGAACTATGTGGATTTTGCGAAATATCTGGATCATTACCGTGCGTATATCCATCTTGTTACTCGTGTCCTGCCCAACAATGAAATAGATACGCGTTCCATTGAGTTGCGGTACAAACGTCTCCATAACTACGTTCATCTGAAAAACATTCAGAGATTCATTAAAAAGTACAAAGAGGAGAACACTCAATCGGATAGCGAGACTAAAGCCGACTTGAGAAATAGCGTAGCTTTAACTTTCTCTTTAACGCGGGAGGATGCGGAGCTGGTCATCGCTGACTATGAGATGACATATGAGAATAAAAAACGTAAGGCTCGCAAGATAGTAAGTAAGGATGATATTTCTCGCATATTAGATCGTGATGTCAGCACCCAATCTGGTATCGATATTAAAATAATAAAACGTAAGCCAAAGAGTCTAACAGATCATACCTACAAATGCCTTATCTTAGGCATCAGCTATGAATTATTAGGACCCGTACAGAGCTTCTTACGGCACGTTATCTTTTATTTTAAGAACCACTCTAAACTATCCCAGTTAACCTTCCCTGACGAGCCCAACTATTTAGATAAAATATTAACCATCAAGGATCACACGGAGGATGAAACTATCCAACAGAGCGCTGCCGAGACTATTGCCGAGGTTAAAAAGGCCGTGGCTCGCAAGCCACTTATTGCTGCCAGGGCTATTGGTCAGGAAAGCGAAGATGAGGAGGTTGAGTTTGATTTCGGAGACGAAGAGCAACAGCCTGAGCAAGAGCGCGATTTAGAGCCGCCTACTCCGGTGCCGGCGGCAGAACAGACACCGGCTAAAGCTGCAAAGACACATGCGGTAACAACGATGGTGTCATCTTTTCTGGATTTATTGCAGGCGCGTGTAAAAGAGGTGTACTCGGATAATATCAAAATGGCTGGCGAACCCACGCCTTATAGTACTAAATGCCAAAAGAGCGAGGGTCGCCAGCCCTTGGTTATTCCGGTGGATCTTGCCGATGCTCTTAAACAGTACGTTGCGGATAAAATCCGGAGCTTGACGGAACAACAGGAGAAGGCGACGGGGAGCAAGTTAGACGATATTAAGAATGAGTTGTTCGAGTTTAAAATCCACCAACAGACTTTAGAGCGTGGTATGGTTTACAAACCGCAGGCTGCCACTACTCCGTATTTTTACTTTTGTCCGTTAACGTGGAACATGGCTGTTAACACACCTGATGCGGTTGAACAGGCATTTCCAGCATATGACATGAATCCTCAAACGAAGGATGCGGCGAAGAACAAGTATCTGTACATGTCCCCTAAACGTAAGTTCAAGGCAGGCTTTAAGGGCGCGTATAATAAGTGGACGGATTTAATGACGGGTAAAAACCCGGTGGAGCCTGACCCGCCACATGCGTCCTATGTGAGATTTATTCAGACGAATGCGGATTATTCTGCTTGCCGGGCTTGCTGTTTCGTAAATAATAAGGATACACCTGAGACGGCGCAATGTCTGGGTAAAAGCGTTATACCCGCAGCGGGAGTGTCCGGTACATCGGTATCCTATATCAAGGCGGAGGGCAAGTTCGTGGAGGAGAATCGGTTTGCTTTCATTCCGGAAAAGTTAAACCGGATATTCAATATGGACGATGATGGTCTAAAGCTGATATCGAGTAGCAACACTACCATCAGCACTGGATTTAGCTACTACTTGCGTAAGGGCGTGAAGGACGGCAGGTTTTTAAGTGCTGTGTCCGAACTCGTACCTAAGATCGATAATCTGGTGGAGTATCTGGCGGAACTGCTGAAGGATGACTTGGAGCTGTACCGGTCACTGAAACGTGGTGCTATTAATCAGCTGTTTGCCCCAGATAATGTATCTAATATCGAACTGGATACCAGAATCTCTCTCCAGAATTTCATCTCGTATTTAGAAACCGGTGGCACTGATATTAACGAGGACTTTCTCTGGGATCTGCTATCCCGTCCGGATGTTATCTTACCGACTCCCGCAGGCACCGGTATAGCCGGTGGTTTAAATATTATTGTATGTGAAGTCCAACTCGCCAGCAAGCGTAGCGCAGAGATAGATTCAGGTATTATCAAGTGTCCTGTAGGTTACCAGATTAATGATTTATTTAATCCTGACAGACCGAGCATTGTATTATACCGTTACAAAGATAATTATGAGTTAATATGTCATGTAGAAGAAAGCAACCGTGACATTATTTCTAATCCGATCTTCGAGGCCGGTCATCCCTTGATCACTGACATGATTAATAATTTAACTACGAAGTGCCGGACATTCCCGAATGTTAAGGCAGAGCAAGAGTTACGCAAGCATGCGGAGACCATACAGACGAGCGGAGTGGTGAACCGCGCCTTGCTGAGTCGTGCGGAGCTTATGGACTTTCATACGGTTATACAGATGTTGCGGTCGTTTAACATCGCTTTATACTTAAACAATCAGGCTCCGTTAATGGAGCAGATTGTGGATAAGCATCATAAGGTTACGCATATTAAGTTGACTCCGGATCACTGGTTGCCTATCAAGCCCTCGGGTGTGTCCGGTAAATATATTTCCTATAGTTTCAGCGAGTTAGAGAAGGAGGACTTGCCGGAATTAATATCGATGGTTCGTCTGTGTGAGCAGTTATCCACTTTCGAGAACTTCGACGGTTATAGACCGTATATATTTTTAATGGATCCTGGAGCGGATCTGGAGGATCCGAAGGATGATATCATCATTGGTCTGATGTTGTCTAACAGCTTAGTGTGTTACACACGTCCACTACCGGTGGCGGAATTCGATCGCATGAACCCTATTTTAATCATTGCCCATCCCGATAAGTCATTGGATTTAGATGAGCATCGGTTTGATATGAGCAAGTTACGCATACTGGACACTGAGGTCTGGTACGCTGACTACTTATCTGCCGACAGAGCTCTAGCGGAGCAAGACAAGCAACTGGTTGACATGCGTAGAATATATTCGGTGCGGTCAAGTTTCGAGCATGAGGCTTACCAGCGGCTGCGGTATGAGTTGTCGCGCTTGCTTCAAGATGTCTATCCTGAGATCGGACAGAAGCTGCGGACCATCATCAGTCAGATTCCGCCTTCGGCTACGGGACAAGCATTCAAGGAGCGTGAGGAAATATCTAAGGCTTTAATGACATTATTAACGGAGGGCAATCACCTGTTTCTCAAGGCTAGCGCAGCTCAGACTAAAAAGCTTCAATCGGCGCTGGGTCCGTTGGATAAGGGTACGGATGACATAGGTGCGGAGGATATGAAGTTCGAGTACAGCTACAATACTCCAAGTGTGCGGTATGAGTGCTTTAACCGGTCGCTTGATAAGTTGCGTTCGAGCACGGATGTCCATTGTATGGATGGGAAACTATTTATTAATCCTATTAATCTGGTCACGGGTAAGGACAAGAATCTGGAAAACTATGTGGCGCGTGTGACGGAGGAGTTACTGCGTATTCCGATTAAACGTCAGGAGATTTTGGACGGTCAGATGAATAACTTTTTATCGGGCATTGCGTCGGTTCCGTCTAACGCTTACTTGTTGGGTTCGGAGAACATGGTGGAGAACTTCAAAAGCATGTACACGAGTGCGGTCAACTATCGGGAGAAGATGTTGAACCATTACGATAACATTAACCCTCAGAACTACACGGAGTTCGAGTACATGGCGGATAAGCAAATCCAGATGGAGGTCAGCCAGAGATGCACAGGAAGGTTTGTAAATCTGCCTACTCATTGGATAGGTAAGTTTCGTAATATGAGTTGGAAAGTATATGACATGGTAGGGTCCGCCAATTGCATCTATACGGAGTTAGACATGATCATCGCATCTGCGACTAACTTGTCGGTGAATACACGTGCTAAGATTGCTGCGATCATTGACAGTGATCAGTTTGAAGGCTATGGCGATCGTGCGGGGTGGCAGCTGGCATTGGACTATTATTCATATATGTGGCGTGCTGACTACAGACAGGTTAAAACTAAGGATGATTTATTGGAGTCTATAAGATTTTCACCGCGTCACAAGCTGTCTATGTTAGATCTAAGCTTAATCTCCCGTGCCTACAATATTAAGTTTATTATACTTGCCAAGCCTAACAGGATTAATAAGACGGGTATTGTGTGTATGAACACCACGCAAGCCGTAGGCGATGATATTATTATTCTTTATTTACAGGGTCTATCAGATTTTAGCGTGGTTAAGAATGTACAGTTCTCCCCTGAAAAGTCTGTATTTAAGTTCGCCGAGTTGCCGGAAGTACTCCAGCGTGAATGGGTTCAGGCATGTGTCAATGATAATAGTAAAACGAGAGATCCGGCTAACTTGCTATTCAGATCGGCGCCGATGCCGGCTAAGTCAGAGACCGGACATATTGTATACACTGATACGGCAGGCAAGGTCGTGCCTAACCCTACCGTTAAACCCATATTTAAACCTCGCATCATCCCGAAGGGCAAACCTGTCGCTGCCGCGGCGTCCGTTTCAGAATTGGCGGAATCTATGGCAGAACTGTCTATTACCAAGCCAGATGTTCCGGAACCTGTTTCGGACTTGACGGAGGCTATGACCGGACTAACTATTGACAAGCCAGAAGCGGCTCCGGCTAAGCCAAAAATAAGACCGCGCATCGTCAAGCCACCGACACAAGAAGCTAAGCCGGCTGAGGTCGCACCAGCACCAGTCCCACAACCTATAAATATTCCTTCGGCTGCGCCCGACAGACAGGAGACACGTATACCTGCGAAGATCGCACTGACGATTAAGCCGAAGCCGAAACCGAAGGCTTAGCTTTAAGGCGAAACCGAAGGTTTAGGTTTAAGTTTTGATTTAAAAGGTAAACCTTAAAAACAGCAATGAAACAGCATACTGCTTTGTGGAGAGCAACAAAAGCCCATTACATAGGCGCAAATGATTGCGCTTCGATATTGGGACATGGATTTTATACGATCGATCAGGTTATCCAGTCAAAAGTTCACCGGTGCGCGCCTACGGTTACCCCTGAACAACAAGCCCGAATGGATTACGGGACAAAATACGAAGGCTTGGTAAGGCAAGCCTGCGCCGAACGACATGGAATCACTATACACGAAACAGGTTTAAGATTTCATAAGAAGTTCTCATATTTGACAGCGAGCCCAGACGGTATTTATCGAGACAGTGAGGGGAAGTTAGTATTAACGGAGTTCAAGGTTCTCTCAGAATTGTCGGATGGTAAGATTCCATTAAAATATTGGATACAGATTCAGATACAGATGGCGGTGTGGGGCGTTCAACGGTGTCTGTATTGCGAAAACATTGTTAAAAACGAGAAGATAAAGGAGTACTATGAGCATTTCGTAGATGCGGATCCTGAGTGGTTCACCGGTGCTATGACACTGATTAGTCAGGCATGGTCCACTATTGAGCAACAGCGTTCGGCTAATCGGCGGGTTAAAGTTAAACGGAAGGCGCTGGATGAGGACTCTCCGACGGCGATTTGCCCTAACGATTTAGTAAACTACATCCGGCATGACCAGTTGTTAGACTGGCTTAATGTTTACGGACCGGAGGATAAAAAGGATACGGTGCGTCCTAAGTTTTTTACGATGATTAACCGACTGGGTAACCAGTTTTCGTATTTAGTCAAACAATATTTTAAAGACCATGTAAATGTTGCATACACGGATCTTGATACTGTTCACCCACGCACCAGCTCTCCTGCTGAATTTTTACGCGGACAAATTCCAGTGACGAGTTTCAACGTTTTAAAAACACGTGATGCCATTCAGGTACGCACGCCATTGATTTTCAATGCTACATTTTCATCAGACGGTAATCAGGGTGTAGCAGACATACTGATGCTTAACGGTAATATTTCCAATATGTTTAACTTACCTTTAATCGAGCCAGCGGATGTGTATTCGGTTGTCCAGATTTATTACGCTACCCTTGATCTATCCGTTAAAGGAAACGCCCTTACAAATAATGCCAAACAGCGAGCGTACAAGGCTAAAGCATGGTTTCTTAACAATCTCTTAACGGAAGCTCAAGGGTATCGTTCTAAATACTGTTATGCTATAGGGCGTGGTTACCATAGCAAGGGGGTCAAAATCACGAATTCCTTTGGTAATATTGCCGTTATCGACAATGACGAACATGAAGAGGAGCATAAGGAGGCTTTAAAATGGCGGGTCAGCATGAAAAGAGAGATTCCTTTGGTAAATATGGAGTTTAACATGAAGAATATAAATGATTTTCCATGGCATAGCTACAAGGTGTCACTTGGGAAGGTTACCAAAGATATTACTAATATGTACCGTTGTGGTCCTAAAATCAGAGAGAATGCCAAAGAAGCTAACGTAGAAGCCTGGGATAACTCAGGGTTAACTATTGTCAAAGGAATTCACCGGTCCGTTGGAGCCTTTATTGAAGCTAATAGGACACCGACTGAGACATTTACAATTAACGGTCCTCCGCTGGAACTCCCGCGTTACCGTTTCTATATTGATTTTGAGACGAGTGGTGGATTGTACGATGATTTTTCTACATTTCCAGAATCAGCGAAGGATGTCGATTGTATTTTTCTTATTGGTGTGATTGCCGAGGATAATGAAACTGGTGCCACGGAATACTTTAGTTACATAGCAGAGGATCTTACAAGAGCCAGCGAGTTATCTATGATAGAACGGATGTTTTGTCAGCTATCCGCTTGGATGAAGGGAGAGCAAGAGGTTATACCGTTATTACATTGGGGCAATGCTGAGAAGTATCATTTAAAAAAGACGGGCGTTAACGCGCCCGTTCAGTTGATTGATCTGTGTGACATAATGCGTAAGCGTGAGGTTATATTTCCTGGTCAGTTTGGGTACGGATTGAAGGAGATGGGACGGGTGATGAAAGGATTGCAACTTATATCAACGGGATGGCCGGAGGAAGACAGCGATATTTCTAATGGAATGGATGCTATGGTTGAAGCGATTCGAGTATATAAATACAAAGCGGGGAAAGATGACGACTTTTGGCGGCAAGTTGTAAAATATAATTATATTGACTGTAAAGTCATGCAGGAGATCAGGGCGTATTTAAGGCTTTAACTTGCCGCTACCTTCTTCTTGATGATGACAACTTTTTTGGGCGCAGGAGCAGGTAGCGGGTTGGATTTCTTGTACGGCGGAGAGTTGAATACTATTAGATGCTTCGGTACGTTTGGCACTTCGGCGGACACTGATCGCTGTCTCGTCTTTTTCGAAGACTTACCCTTAGCTACATTCTCAGGGGCATTATCGGTAGAAGGAGCCGGAGTGTCAGAAGGAGCCGGAGTGTCAGAAGGAGCTGAGGCGTTAGAAGGAGCCGGAGTGTCAGAAGGAGCTGAAGCGGCATTGACAAATTCATCAATGTTTGAAAAGATGCGTTGTTTCACCCTTACTCCTTCCGGACGGGGTTCAGTATGTGTTTGTATGTAAAACTTACTGTCTTCGTACTTTAGACCAATAATGGTAATAATCTCACCTTCCATCGGATCATAATTTACACAGTCATCTGATGCTAAGGTATTATTCACGTGTTCGTAGAAAAACTTGCGAAGATCTTCGGTTTGAAGACTGGTCAGATTCAGTTTGACGGTGACTTTAGCAAGATAATGCATCAAGCGGTTGAGCTTTTCCGATAAGGCAAGTTTACACCAGGTTTTGTTGAATCTGGCGGGTTCGTCTGCTGGCTGTAGATCTTCTGTATACTGTGTGAGCTTTAGTGGCTCCTTATCTTTTTTCAGTCTAAAATTTGCTAAATGTGCTTCTATCTCGTCTATAATGTCCATTGTGTTTGCTTTTGCTTATCCAGTATTGAAGTTTCATTTTTTAATTTCTTTTTATAAGTAAATGAGCATAACTAAAGTGTTAGAACAGATGACGGATAAGCCCTTCCGCAACGAGCATGTTGACATATATACCGACGCGGACCCTGTGAATCGGTTAGATGACGGTAGCTTTCTTTACAGCAAGAAAATCCGTTCTCATGCGTGGCAAGGTCCTGGCGTACTGAAAGTTTACGCACCCTGGTGTCCTCACTGTCAACAAAAGGTCGAAGCTATTAATATATTGGCGGCCAGTACAGGCGCCGTCTATGTATTAGACGGAACCGTAAATCCTTCTTTCCGATTCGCAACAGGCATCAACTCCTACCCTACATTCCTTAAGGTCTTGCCCGACGGGACTCTTGGAGAGGAAATCGACGGAGATCTGGATGCGGTGGTTGATTATTTAAACAGCCTTGGCGCGTAACTCTGTGTTCAGGGTGATCATGTCATCTAAGATCGTACAGCTCTTTAAAAAGCGGAGCTCGTCCTGATAAATACCGATAACACGGGGATCCTTAGTATCTGCGATAAGAGCTAAAAGATCGTTGATGGCGGGCTCGATCGTGGCGCTTTTAATCGGATTGTTATGGCTGTCGGTCTTCAGGAGAGTTTTAATAACCAGACCTACACGCACGGGGCGTTTCGTGTAGGGATCTTTAGTGGTATTAGCGTATATGTAGTTAATGAGATGTTCAGCGTTATCAGTGATCAGCTTTAAGGTGGCTTCCTTAACTTCGGGTAGTTCAAACGAATGAGTCAGTGCGGTGGACATTTTATTAATCTTCATTGGTTTATTTTTAGTACTTTTTAACGAAATAATTTATTTTTTTACTGTTATATATTGCCATGACATACAATCCCAAAAACGCCAATCCTTTTCAGGCAGTTAATACTTTTCCTGAGTGGACCGGTAACGAGCTACTGCTCAAGGATCCTCAGATGCGCCGTAAAGCCGGCGTAACCGCTCTTGATGCTGACGTGTCAGAGATGTTCAATGTTAAAGTTAATGTTAACTCACCCCAACAGGGCGGAGCGGCTTACGGCGCGCCATTTTACCTGAGCAAGTTTGGCTCGGCGACCACGCAACCTTATGGTCAGGGTGTAATGCCCGCTTGGGTGCGCGCTCCGATGCCTGTACACAAGCCCGCGGTTCAGCAGACGGGTGGCATGCAAATGGCATCGCATTACTATAACAATACTCATCGTTGGTAAAATTTAAAGGATAAAAACATCTTTTAAAGTATAATGACAGGTGGGTTGATGCAATTAGTCGCCTATGGAGCGCAAGATGTTTATCTCACCGGCGACCCCATGATCACGCATTTTAAAACCGTCTACAGAAGACATACGAACTTCTCCATGGATACGATCGAGCAGACCTTTAATGGTGACGTTAATTTCGGTACACAAGTTTCCGCCATTATTTCTCGTCACGGGGATCTTGTGAGTGGCATGTATATTAAAACAACGCTGCCGGATCTTACCGCCACGTCAGATACAACGGTCAGTCGATGGACAGAGAACATTGGGCACTTTCTGATTAAATCTGTTGAAATCGAGATAGGCGGTCAGATCATCGATCGCCACTATGGCGAATGGCTGGATATATGGGCACAACTTACGGTGCCAGCAGGCAAACGCACGGGATATAATAATATGATCGGGCAGGGTAAGTTGGATGCGTTGGGTCGTCCTTCTGGTTTACAAAAGGATATCGATACAGGGCGAACGCTAAGTCAGACACTATACATCCCGTTGCAATTCTGGTTCTGTCGTAATATTGGATTAGCCTTGCCTATAATTGCTTTACAATATCACATTGTTAAAGTCAATGTTACTTTTGCTGATGCGGTGGACTTAGTCCGAACGGGCACTACGCTGGGTGTTAACCGTTTAACAAACACCTCATTATGGGTAGACTACATTTATCTGGACATTGACGAGCGTAAGAAATTCAGTCAAACCGCTCACGAGTATTTGATTGACCAGTTGCAGTTTAATGGCGGATACACGGCACAGGCTAATACGAGCCGATATAACACCGTTGCGCAGAGAATACCGATATCATTTAATCATCCGGTAAAAGAGTTAGTTTGGGTTGTCAAGCCGGATAATTACACAACGGGTAACAATCGGCAGCCGGCTAACTATACCTCCATTATCAGTCAGCCTCCGGTGGATCAGGAGGAATATAAAATAGATAACTTGAACTCTTTGAGTCTGGTCACACTGTTGAACAATATAAAAATATTTAACCAAAGTAGCATAGCTCCACCAGGTAGCTTAAATCCTGTAATAACGGCAAAACTAACGCTAAATGGTCACGATCGCACAGTCGCCATGCCTGGAGATTACTTTAATAAGATTATGCCAATGAAATATCATACGAACATACCGGAGTCTCCGGGTATTAATGTCTATTCATTTGCGTTAAAGCCAGAGGATGTACAGCCGTCGGGAAGTTGCAACTTTTCAAAAATAGACAACGCATACTTATCGTTAAATATCGCAAATTTACAGACGGTGGATTATGTATCGGAATATCCTGGATGTCTGGAGATAACGGAGAATACGGATGGAACGCAGACTATTGTCGGGACAACAAGTGCGCCAGTATACGCAAGTAGATCATGTACGGTGAATGTGTATGCTGTGAACTTTAATGTGTTGCGTATTATGAGTGGATTGGGTGGCGTGGCATTTATTAATTAGGTCTCCGCCCAAAAAGCTCAAAATTTTTAAAGTAAACTATATACATGACGGGTGGGTTAATGCAATTGGTAGCATGTGGCGCCCAGGACGTATTTTTAACGGGTAGTCCGATGATTTCATATTTTAAAGTCGTGTATCGCAGACACACGAATTTTGCGACAGAAACCATTCGCCAAAAGTTCGACACTGCGGTTGATTTTGGTTCTAAAGTGTCTTGTACACTAACGCGCAACGGTGATCTTATAACTGGAGCTTATATACAGGCATCACTACCAGATTTATCTGACAAGCAGTTGACTAATTTTTCTTTAACTGCTAACGGTGTCAACCATCCGGGACGCCGATATATGCGTTGGGTGGATAATATCGGTCACTACTTGCTGAAGTCGGTAGAAATATCTATTGGCAGTAATGTCATTGATAAACATTACAGTGACTGGTTTGAAATATGGGCGCAGTTAACTGTACCGGCAGGGAAGATGGCTGGCTACAGGAAGTTAATCGGACAGGATCCTAAAAATGTGTTTGGGCAAAATACAGGGCTTCAGGCCGACGTGGTTACTTCTACGTCGCTTAATACAGTTAATAACAAGATTGTAGGCAGGGATATTTTTATTCCTTTACAGTTTTGGTTTTGCCGGAATGTAGGAGTGGCACTGCCGTTGGTTGCTTTACAATACAATGATGTAAAAATCGTCGTGGAGTTTCAAACAGCGGAACGGCTTGTCCAGGTATGGGCTGGAGATGTTGCTCAACCTGACGGAAGTTCTGTAGGGTGGATAAACAACATAGATTTTAATAGCTATGTGACGGTACATAATACGTTTGATGCCAGTCTCTGGGTCGACTATGTGTTTTTAGACGCGGATGAGCGTCGGAGGTTCGCGCAGGTATCACATGAGTACCTGATTGAGCAGGTTCAGTTTAACACTGATATTTGTTTTGCGGACAAGAGCCATACGATGAATTTGGTATTTAATCACACAGTGAAAGAGTTAATATGGGTAATGAGGGCTACGAATATCAATAAATCTTATTCAAACTACACAGATACGCTACTCCCTAATGTTCCTCCGTTTCAGACCTTAGCTGTAAGTCCCACAACGGGAGATATCACTACGGGCTTAACGGGTCTTCCACATGAGACTAATATAGCAACAGATTTACTGACTATTTCCATTATTTCAAGTGACACGATAACCGGTAAGATATCTGAGACCACAACAGGTATCACGACTTTTAATGTAACTCCCACGATACCAGGTTATTTAATGTATAACGGTGATGTAATTACATTGAATTCTGCTGTCACTGATGCTGACGTAGATAATATTACTTTGGTGGTTACCACGTCTGTTGGTGGCGTTGCTAAAAGTTTTTTAACTAATGATGCGATAATAGCTGGTAAAAATTATAACAAGGTAATATCTATTGTGCGTATGGGTGCGACCATAACACCTGATAAATTATCCTTAACTGTTCGCTTCCCTGAAATCATTCCGGCATATTCACAAATTACGCCTGTCTCTATATCGCACACGGATGAATATCAAATGACGATTGGTGATATCATACAGATAACTCCCGCTACTGATCTTGAAGATATTATAACCCTGACCGTCGTAACTGTCTCTAATGGGACGGCGACATCGTTTATGGTGAGAGAGGCAATACCAGGCGCACCTAAAACATATAATACCGTAATATCGATCGTGCGGCCTCCTTCGGGCGCTTTATATGAATATATTGACCCTACGACATTACAAGTTGCATTAACATCGAGTACAGATATTATTTTTAATCCAGATCCGGCTGTCGCAGAGATCGTAATATCTAATGAAACCGCTTCCATGACTGAGTTTACGGTTACAGGGATAAACATGGAGATTGATGACGTTGTAACGATTTCTTCAACCGGAGGTTCAGATACACTACAACTCCGGATTAAAACAGTGAATGCAGACGGAACGCCCAAAAGTTTTACATTGTTAAGTTCAATGTACGCAGATGTAGTGTATAATACGGTTGTTAGTATTATACGTCAGTTGCTACAGGTGCGATTAGAGATTTCCTATGCAGTAAATGATATTGATGCTAATAATGCGACTATTTTCTCGGTTTATTTGGTGTCGTCTTATGGTATTCCGTTACAGATTGGAGATATAGTAATGGTACAAAATAGTCAGGGTACGGCAACCACCGTCGGGTTACGAGTTAAAGAGGTGGATACCGATGGTAAGCCAACCGTGTTTACTATAAGCGGAGACATGACACTGGATGTATTGTACGATAAGGTGATTTCTATAGAACGTCCATCTAACGAATTAGATGGGTTAGGTCAGATTACTACACTGCCAACTGGATTATCTGCTATTAAAACATACAACGATCTGATGAAGTTTAGTAATTATAACAGTGTTAGACCATATAGTTCTATTAACGGGACAGCGGGTAACCCCGTTAAAAGTGCAATGCTGGTCTTAAATAATCAGGAACGGTTCTTGGAACGACCAGGTCGGTATTTTAGTTTGGTTCAGCCGTTTAATCATCATACGAATATACCGGAATCGCCTGGCATTAATGTGTATTCTTTTGCTTTAAAGCCCGAAGAATATCAACCATCCGGCACCTGTAACTTTTCCAGACTGGAGACGGCTAAGCTGAAATTAACGGTTAATCCGCTATATCAAGACGAAGAGGAGAGACTTAATTATCCAATGGAGATATTGGTTTTTGCGGTGAACTATAATATTTTGCGTATTGTTGGCGGTATGGGAGGATTAGCTTACAATTAGGGAGGAACCTGTGTTCCCCCTCCTAAAAATAGATATGTTACATGATTAAACACCTTGTTTCTTCGGCTCGAACAGTGCTGAACGAGCATTTTCTGTAGTTCATCCGGTGCTATCCATTTCATCTCATCATTCTCATGATCGGTGCCGTTGCGCAATATATGCGTGTAGTGTTCGGCTGCGTTAAAGTCTAACTGATAGGTGAATCGGGCGTAAGCAGAATCCAACGGTCCTACTTGAAATATTTTTGCTTTATCAAGTACAATACCGGTCTCTTCTAAGGTTTCCCTATAAATATTATCTATGGGTGACTCCACGTCATCTTCTTGAAATAGTAAACTATCAATAGTTGGCATGATACCCGTTTTAAAGTATTCCTTCGTACATGTTTCTTTGATCTCGTAGAATGCGTTATAGTTTCTGACACCTTTCGGCAAGCCCCAAAGGTGTCCGTTACGCACGAGTAGAATCTTGTTATCGAGTGATTTAAGAATGATAATGGCTCCAGTATGATCTCCACGGAGGTCACGCGGGTGTTCCGGCCATATCCAGGCACGATTTACATCGGCAGATATATTATATCGGGTTATGGGTGCGTTGCGTATGTAACCGTCTGTTAGATTGGGGTTGGGTATATAGTGCGGGCAGTTGTGTACAACGATATTGAAATACTGGACGTTCTCTCTTGAAATTTCTCCAAGTCTGGTATGAATTTTTACGTGTGACACATAAATAGGTACCATCTCCTCCATTGATTAATAAAGATTATCGAAATCTTTTTAAATGGGGAACCCCAGGTTCCCCATAGCCCCTCTTCTTGAATCACAATCAAATTAAGAGGAGGGGAACTTGGGGTTCCCATTAAAATTGATTTATGATTGATTGTTAAATCCAAGCCAGCTCGATCATCATGTTCTCGCTCAACGTCGCGGATTTTACTCACGTTCACTCCGAGCGCATGTTGCCCGGTTGGAAGGTGTCCAAGCCGTACCTTCGCAACCGCCTTCAGCCTAAGGGCGTCACGCCCAACAAGTATGTTATGACCCACACTGAGCCGAAAGGGAAGGACGTGCGCGCAGGTATTGTCCGTCATGTGGCTCCTTACGATAATGAACTTATGTCGCCTTGGCAGCGGGATTTTGCTCGCCTTGTGAATCAGGGTCACAACGTGATTGTTGACACTGTTACTTCTACTGGCAAGACCTGGGCGGCTAACCTTATTGTTGCTCATGAGACTCTTGAGCGTGACAGTCGTACGCGCGCCCTGATTATTTCCCCGAACAGTGAGGTAATGCGTGACACTGCGGGTACGATTAACGGGTTTCACAACAAGGTATACAACTATTGTGGCACGATGATGTCTACGATGACCCGCAATTATGTGACGTACGAACCTACACGTGCGCCTAACGGGCAGATTATGGTTATCACGGTCGACAGTGTGGTGGAGTTCCTGACGGATCCGAAGCATGCGGGTTTTATGGAGTGGCTCCAGTTTGTGATTTTTGACGAGGTTCATCTGAAGGCGGTGTCCGAATGTTTGTGGTGGACGCAGTTTATTCCTCACCATGCGCAACTTATCCTGTTGTCTGCCACGCTGGGTGATCCACAGGCGGTCAAAACTATTGTTGAACGGATGCAACTGCTACAAAAAGAGCGTCCTCGGGAGACCAGTTATATTAGCTACTATGTACGTCCGATTCCCCTACAGTTGACGATGTTCAAGGGGTGTGATATGCCGACTATGATTGTAAGCAAGGCATTGAAGGGTGCGGGGCGGTTGACCTGTGCAATCAGTACGGATCCTACAACGCGTGACATGTCGGCTATTAGTCCGACGGCTAAAATCCCGGAAACACGCGAGGAGCAATACAAGCTGGGTCAGAGCTTGCTGAAGCGTTATCCTGAAATCGTAAAGCAGAAAAACGAGCAGGCGATGACGGAGATCGTGACGGATCCTACGCCGGAGAACATTTTCAAGGTTCTATGCTACTTGTTTAGCAACGATATGCAGCCGGTGATGGTGTTTCACTCGACAACGGAGCAGACACGGTATGCGGCGGAGCAACTGATTGGTCTTATTAACCGGATTGAAAAGGAGGATCCGGAGTTGCGTGAGGCTCGTCGTGTGTGTGAGCGGTTCGATAAGGAGGTTCAGCGTAACCGCGATAAGAAGGACTTGAAGAAGAGTGGTAAGAACATCAAGGATATGGACTTGTGGGAGCGTGATATGTTGTCCGAGCCTGCGGAGGCTGAGAGTGTTAATCGGTTGCGGTCGAAGCTGAACAAATGGCGGTTTCCTTGTGACTTGTCTGCGGAGGACATTCCGAAAAACACGGACTCTTGGATCGTGGCTTGTATGGAGCGTGGTATTGGTGTGTACGTTTCTACGATGCCGGTGTGGTTGCGTCATTTCACGTTTGATGCGTTTCAGGAGGGTAAGTTGAAGGTGCTCCTGTCTGACTCTACTATTTCGGTGGGTATTAACTTGCCGATTCGCACGTGTGTCTTGTGCGGACATATTCCGCATCACTTGTACAAGCAGGCTAGTGGTCGTGCTGGTCGTCGAGGGAAGGATACGAAGGGTTTTATTGTCCATCTGATGCCGGAGGAACGTATCCGTGAATACATTGTGTCACGGACGGTTAACTGTACGCTCCAGATGCCCAAGGCGATGACCTACGCGGGTCTGTTGCGTCTTCAGGTGCCGGCGAATCTGGACACGGACACGGATCCGGAGCCATCGAAGCCAGCGACGGATATCTCAAGTTTCAAAACGAATATTCTTTTTAACTACTACAATACCTTGAAGAAGGATGATCAGGCAGCGCTCAACCAGCAACTGAAGCTGATCCAGGAGGAGGCGTGGCCGTACCATCGCATGACTAATTTTATCAAGACACTACCGTGCTCTGAGAGCATCTTGATCATTAAGTTGTTGACGACGGGTGTACTCCATCGGTTTGAGCCATCGGAGTTTATCGATCTGATGAGTATGTTGTTGTACCGTCATGAACTTCCTAAGCCCGATGCGACAGAATCCGAGGATGATGAGGAGGATGATGAAAGCGATGACGAGGATGATGAGGAGAGCGAGAAGGAGAATCCGTATTATTTGCCGAAGTTTGAGCGATTCCCTGGGTTCATTGAAGAGCTTAAGCAGTATGTTATTCGGTATGGGTTCGATCTGGACTTGGATCGTCCGATTCACCACTATTTCAGTCAGTTCTGT